AGAAGAAAAATTGGTTGAGTTAAATCATCCAGAATTAATTAAAAAATAAAATTTATGAAAAAATTATTGAATTTGAAGAACATTGCAATTGCAGTTTTAATTGCAATCATTTTATTAGAATGGTTTAACCCAGGTGGCCACATGCCAGGTAGAACCATTAGAATTGAAGGAAAAAAATATGAAGTTATTAAACATGATATAGATACATTTGAAGTTGTTAAAACAAAAGTAGTAACTAAAAAGGGTTCTGATATCTACCATGAAACGATTGTAGAAAAAGAAGTACAAGTACAAATTCCTGCAATTGTAGACACTCAAGCTTTATTAAAGGATTACTATTCAAAAGTATTATACAAAGATGTATTGGTATTGCCTGATTCATTAGGAACGGTTTCGGTAACAGATACAATATCACAAAATAGAATATTAGGTAGAACTTTTGATGCCAAAGTAAAAGAAAGAACTATTAAAGAAACTATGATTGTTAAAGAATTACCAAAGACACAAGTATATTATGGTTTTACCGGCGGATTTAACAAAGCTGATGTAGTTTCAAATATTGGTGGTGGATTATTGGTAAAAACTAAAAAAGATAAAATCTATCAAGTTGGTGTAGGTGTTGCAAATAGAGTAACAGACGGAACTAACGGAAGTCTTTCTCCATACATCGGTGCCGGTGTTTATTGGAAGATTAAATTTAAAAAATAATGGGAGTTCAAGGGCAACCTAAGAAATCATTAAAAGAGATAATTGCTGAAGAATATCGCAAGTGTGCGTTAGACCCAATTTACTTTATGAAGAAGTATTGTGTCATTCAGCATCCGGTGAGAGGAAAAATTCCCTTTCACCTTTATCCTTTCCAGGAGGATTGTTTAACAGACTTTAAAGAAAATCGTTTTAACATTATTCTTAAATCTCGTCAGTTGGGTTTATCGACCTTATCTGCGGGGTTTATTTTATGGAAGATGATATTCAATCAGGACTTCAATGCGTTGGTAATCGCAACGAAAGTGACCGTAGCTAAGAATCTGGTAGAGAAGGTAAGAGTTATGCATGACTTACTTCCTATTTGGTTAAGAGATGGTGGAACCGCAGCAGCAGAAGATAACAAACTTTCTCTTAAATTAAAAAATGGTTCACAAGTAAAAGCAATCGCAAGTTCTCCTGACGCAGGTCGTTCGGAAGCCTTATCACTATTGGTTGTGGATGAAGCTGCATTTATTAGAGATATCGATGAAATTTGGTTATCAGCACAATCAACTCTATCAACGGGTGGTTCTGCAATTGTATTATCTACTCCAAATGGTGTGGGTAATTGGTTTCATAAAATGTGGGTAGAAGGTGAGAGTGGTGCAAACGGATTTAATTGTATTAATTTACATTGGACAGTTCACCCTGAAAGAAATCAATCATGGAGAGATGAACAAACTCGAATTTTAGGTGTTAAGGGTGCAGCACAAGAATGTGATTGTGACTTTGTTGGTTCAGGTGATACCGTAATAGACCCGGCATTACTTACATGGTATAAAGATACATACATAATGGAACCTGTTGAGAAAAGAGGTTTTGATGGAAATTTATGGGTATGGGAACATCCAAATTATAATAGAAGTTATATGATTTCTGCCGATGTCGCTAGAGGTGACGGAGCCGATTATTCTACTGCACAAGTAATCGACATTGAAGATTCTTCACAGGTTGCAGAATATAGAGGTAAAATTGACACAAAAGATTTTGGAAACTTCTTAACTGCACTTGCAACCGAATATAACAATGCACTTTTAGTAATTGAAAATTCAAATGTAGGTTGGGCATGTATTCAACAAGTAATAGATAGAGGATATCAAAATCTATTCTATATGAGTAATGATTTGAAATATATTGATACCGAAAGACAAATGTCAAACAAATATTATAGAGATGAAAAACAGATGGTTGCAGGATTTTCTACAACATCTAAAACTCGTCCACTAATCATTTCAGCATTGGACACATATATGACCGATAAAGATATTCTAATTCGTTCATCAAGATTGATAGATGAGGCGTTTACTTTTATTTGGAGTGGTGGTAGAGCAGAAGCTATGAAAGGATATAATGATGACTTGATTATGGCACTTGCAATCGGACTATGGGTTCGTAATACAGCACTTCGTTTAAGACAAGAAGGTATAGATTTGACAAAAACGATGTTAAATTCATCGTATGTTAGTAAATATGAAAGTGTGTATACTGCAAATACACATTTAAAACAAAACCCATATGAAATGGATTTAGGTAAAAAGGGAACTGAAAATTTAAATTGGTTATTGGGATAATTATATATTTATATGTTGAAAGTATTATAAATGAATGAAAATTTAGATAAGTGGTTTAAAGAGAAATGGGTAAACATCGGAAAAAAAGTCGATGGTAAACACCCACCATGCGGAACTTCAGGAGAAAAAAGTGGTTATGCAAAATGTGTTCCTGCAGCAAAAGCAGCTGGAATGAGTAAAAAAGAAAAAGAATCTGCAACTCGTAGAAAAAGAGCTGCACAAAACGATGCGGGTAGAGGTGGAAGTGATAGTAAGGGTCAAGGTAAAAAACCAATTTATGTTTCAACAAAACCAAAAAATGAAACTATGAACATAGAAGAAAGATTAAATTTATTTTTAGAAAAGAATTGCCCGACAGACCCTGGAAAGTGGGCCGCATCAAAATCTGCTGCAAAGTCTAAATTTGATGTATACCCATCGGCATATGCAAACGGATGGGCTGCAAAGAACTATAAATCAAAAGGTGGTGGATGGAAAACTTGTAATGAGGGTGAATCAAACGCATTGTGTGAGTGTTGGGATGGATATAGAGAAATTGGTGGAAAAATGAAAGATGGTAGAATGGTTCCAAATTGCGTTCCTGTAAAAGAAGATATCAATAGTGACGATGATATAAATTATGGTTTAGTTGAACCTGAAGAATATGATGTAGAAGATGAGGATATGGAAGATTTTATTTCTTTTATGAGAGCATACTCAAAAGATTTAAAAGAAGCTAGTTGTAATTGTGTATATGAGGCAGAATATCAAGGTAGAGAAGTTAAGTTGGGTAAACCAATGGCCGGTGATGTTAAGAAATTTAAAGTATATGTAAAGAATCCCGCTGGTAATGTAGTGAAGGTAAACTTTGGACATGGTGGAACATCCGCAGCATCCAAAGGTGAGAAAACAATGAGAATAAGAAAGTCTAATCCTGCTGCTAGAAAATCATTTAGAGCAAGACATAATTGTGATAGTCCAGGACCAAGACATAAAGCAAGATATTGGAGTTGTAGAAAATGGTAATGTTTGGTAATACCAAATATTTTCCGTATATTTAGAAAAATAGAATTATATAAAAATGGCAGATAAATCAATATTTAGTAGGTTACAGAAATTATTTTCAACAAACACCATTGTTCGCAAAACACAAGATGGTGTAAAAGTAGTCGATACGGATGAGTGGCAAAATATGACCACCAACCTTGTTGACCGTTTTATGAAAATGAAGGTGACAAACTATGGCACAGGTGCAACTCAATCATCAATGGCCTATCAACAAGTTAGAATTGATTTGTTTAGAGACTATGATTCTATGGATATGGACCCGATATTATCATCTGCATTAGATGTATATTCAGATGAAACTACTGCTAGAAATGAAATGGGTAATGTATTAAAAATACACCACGAAGACGATGAAATAAAACAAATATTAGAAAATCTATTCTATGATATTTTAAATGTTGAATTTAACCTTTGGCCTTGGACAAGAAATTTAGTTAAGTATGGTGATTTCTTTTTACAATTAGAAATTGCAGATAAATTGGGTATCGTAAATGTAATGCCATTATCTACATATGAAGTTAGTAGAGTAGAACAATTCGACCCAGAAAATCCACAGAGAGTTAAATTTATATACGCACCATATCAAAACCCGTCAGGTGGTTATGGTCAAACTCCAAAAAAAGAATTTGAAAATTACGAAATGGCTCACTTCCGTTTAAATTCGGATTCAAACTTTTTACCTTACGGAAAATCAATGATTGAAGGAGCTAGAAGAGTTTGGAAACAATTGATGTTAATGGAAGATGCTATGTTGATTCATAGAGTGATGAGAGCTCCTGAAAAAAGAATATTTAAAATTGATGTGGGTAATATTCCGCCAAATGAGGTAGATAACTACATGCAAAAAATTATTAACTCATCTAAAAAAGTTCCTTTCGTTGATGAAAGAACCGGTGAGTATAATTTAAAATATAATATGCAGAACTTAATTGAAGATTATTATATGCCAGTTCGTGGTAATGATAATGGTACTTCAATTGATACATTAAAGGGGTTGGAATATAATATGATTGATGATATTAACTACTTAAAAGGTAAGTTAATGGCAGCATTAAAAATTCCAAAAGCGTTTTTAGGATATGAAGAAGATGTAAATGGTAAAGCAACACTTGCAGCACAAGATGTTAGATTTGCAAAAACAATTGAAAGAATACAAAGAGTATTAATTTCGGAATTAACCAAAGTAGCAATTATTCACTTATATGCACAGGGTATTACCGATGATAGATTAACTGATTTTACATTAGAACTTACAATTCCTTCAAAGATATACGAACAAGAACAAGTTGAATTATACACTTCAAAGGTGGCATTAATTCAACAAATGCAACAAACAAAAATGTTCTCAAAAGAATGGATGTATGAATCCGTAATGAAAATGGCGAAAGATGAACAAGATGAAATGACATTACAAGTATTGGATGATATAAAACAAACATTCCGTTTAACATCAATTGAAACCCAAGGTGTTGACCCTGCTAATGAAACAGGAACAGAAGGTACAACAAATGTTGAAGAAGAATTAGACAAACTAAAATTGGAATTAGAGGACAAAGGTGGTAGACCAAAAGATGCAATTAGATATGGTAAGGATGACCACCCACAGGGTAGAGACCCATTGGGTATTAAAACTCTTAAACAAAAAGAAGGTTCGGTTAAATACAAAGCGAGAGATTCTTATTTAGAGATATTTAAAGATATGAATGGTAATAAGAAGACTATTTTAACCGAAGATTTAACAAAAGAGTAATAAACCAATAATAAAATATATTTATATCAGAATAATTGTATAATTTGATGAAAAAAATAAAACATTCGAAATTTAAAAATACTGGATTTATATTTGAATTGCTAGTAAGACAAATTACCGCAGAAGTAATGTCATCGAGTAAATCAGTAGCAGAAAAATTATTAAAAGAGCATTTTAATTCTAAAAAGGAATTGTCCAAAGAATTAAAATTGTATCAATATCTTATAAATGAAAAATATAATTCAGAATCAAAAGCTGAACAATTTATCAATACAATATTAGAAGCTCGTAAAAAAATTGATGAGAAAAAACTTACAAAAGAAAAGTATAACCTTATTAAAGAAATAAAGGAAACTTATAATCTAGACGAGTTTATTAAATCTCCAATTTCTAATTATAAAACATTGGCATCTATTTACAAAATATTTGAAACAGTAACAACTGATGCACAATACGAACCAACCGACATAGTATCTGCTAGATTTACAATAGCTGAAAACATTATTAACACATCTATTCAAAATAAAGATGCAAAAGTAAAAGATGCAGTTTTAGAAGAATATAGAAAGCAAGATGATGATTTAAGAGCAGTTTCTTATAAATTATTGGTAGAATCATTTAATAAAAAATATAGTAATCTTACAAATGACCAAAAAGCATTATTGAGAGAATATATTAATAATATTAATAATACTGGTAAATTAAATCAATATGTTTCTGATGAAGTATATAGATTGGTTGAATCATTAAAAGAAGTCGGTTCAAAAATTTCAGATAAAGTTACAAAAATAAAATTAGCAGAAACAATTTCAAATATTAGAAAAATCAAATCAGCTAAAAAAATCAAAGAACAACATTTGTCTGCAATGATGATGACTTATGAATTATTGAGTGAATTAAAACAATCATTAAAAAAATAAAAAATGACAAATTATAGAATTTTCAAAGTTAGTACATTTACATCGGGTAGTTCCGTTACTAAAATAGGCAGACATGATACGACTGGAAATTATGATAAAGCTTGGGGTATAATGTTACCAGTTGGCATAGCTACAACAGGTAGTGTATCGCTAGAAGGTGGTGGTTCATTATCTTTACAAACACTAATACCAGGTCAAGTATACCCATGTTACCCGATAGGTATTCAGTTATCAGCAGGAACCGCTTCTGTGTTATCATAAAATTTAAATAAAATGCCAGCAGTATCTAAAGCACAACAAAAATTTATGGGAATGGTTCATGCCGTTCAAAAAGGTGATATGGAATCTCCATCACCTGAAGTTAGTAAAGCTGCCGATTCAATGTCTGACAAAGATGCAAAAGATTTTGCATCAACTTCTCACAAAGGCCTTCCTGATAAAAAAGAAGAACAAATCAACAAACTTAAAGAAATCATTCGTAATTTGGTTAGAGAAAGAATGATTGATGAAATGAATGTAACAGGAAATGTACAAGGATATAATTCTCCATATGCATTTACTAAAAAAGGTGGAGAAAAATCAAAAGCTAAAAAACAAGCAAATCTAACAGGATATACTCCGGTTAATGAAAATCGTTGGTTAGCATTGAAGCAAGACGAATCGACTGCACAGGCAAAAATTGGTAGAGGTATATCTAATATCAACAAACAATTAAAAGAAATGGAAAGATTTCTTAATTGGTACGGAAAAATTAAGAATGAAAGTGGTGTAGATAATAAAAGTTATTGGAAAAGGACAAATAGTCATATTTATAGTATACAGGAACGATTATTAAAATTAGACCAAAAAATCAGACAAATATCAGAATAATGAAACATAACGAATTAAAAGAACTTATCCGTCAGGTAGTTAAAGAAGAAAGTGATTATCAACAATTATTCAAACATATGTTAGATAAAACGGGTAAATCTATTCCTGATATGTCCGACAATGAAAAAGTTAAATTTTTTCAAGCAGTAGATAAAGCAGCAAAGGCAAAATCCGAAGGTAAATTAAGAGGATATAATGAAGCAGAATTATCAGCAGCACA